ACATGCTATAACAAATATAAATATTTTTGAAGAACATTTTCTAAATTTTATAGTTTTTACAACGAAGATTTTTGAAACTGTGGGAACTCAAAAACACAAACATGAATTTTAACATGAGACGAAATAACATTTATATAAAGCATTGAATTAACAAAACTAATACACAAAAGGGATTAAATATGTGGACGAAAAAGCACGAATCTGCCATAATGAACTGGATAGGGGTGGAATCTATGTAATGGTTCATTTGGCCATAATTGAGAAATTTCGATAGCAGGTTGATGATACAAAATTGAACGGAGTTGACTTCTATTCTGATCATAATCATAAAGAAATTCTACATCGTCTGCGTCATTATAATTTTTCTTTCTGATGACTTTGCCTTTCAGCACACTTTTAAATTTTGGAGTTCCGTCAGATAGTCAGATCTCCCCATCAGGAACATAGTCAGAAACTAATTTAGATGCAGTACGCATACCTTTGATCATGCGAGAATACGCATTCAAATCATCCTTGGTGTGATTTGGATCTTCAACACCATCCATACGTTCTAATTCTCTAGGATGAATGAAAGTTTCTTCTGTAACAGAATCAAAGTAGCGTGTTTCCACTACGTTCAGATTCACATGACATGAATCCAATTTATCAAATTCTAGATGGGTTACACCTGACCAATGACCTATTCCGTCATTTACTTTTCCAACCAAAACTGGTCGGACCCTTGGAGACAGTGCTGATGTACTTACTATCTCCTCCTCGATTCTAGAGTCATCATCACAGACTAGACCTTTAGGATCGGGGCCAGATCTTAGGGCTCCGCAAAACAAACAAACAGTTGAATTTTGAATTGGGGAAAGGACAGAAGGATTTAACATTGCAAGCAAATTGAACCACTTAACTCGTAATGAAAAGATCATACGAGTTGCACAAATGTGCGAGTATTTAATTTCACGTGGATCAAAGAACTTGAAGGTTTCATCCAACATCCAATGGTTCACATTACAATGATTATATGTCATGTGAGTTGAATAATGCGCATCTTGGTATTTGGGTCTAGATCCTTTGATGAGCATTGTACGGGGATTGAATAATATTAAACTTATGCATTCTCTAACTCTATTCAATGATGTAACAACCTGATTAGCATTACGTTTAGATAAATCATTATTAACTAATGGATACAAAGTTGGGTATTCAATCTTAATTTTGTTGAAGTAATCCTCCACTGTAATTTCAGAACAGCCTTCATCAATGGTATGTACTTGTAATACAGATGGTAAAATTGGAAAAAGAATCGACATCAACAGCATATGAATATTCTTGGGAATAACACTTGGAATGATGGGAATGATATAACCATTCAACTCAGTCATCCCATGTCCATTCAGATGCTGTAAGAAAGTTGGGATGTCATTCTTATAGAAATGGGGAAAATCTTTAGTAAGATCTGCTACTTTAAAGAATTTTCCAGGATTCTGAAGGCTGACATGCATTATAGCATGACAGGGTGGAAGATTGTCTCCAGTTGATGTCCATAATTGACAATTTCTATTAAACGTGATCAATAACCTGCCAGAAGCCATTCTATCGCAAATATGATAATCTGAAAAAGCAATAGGTTTGTATAAACAGCTCTCTAAAAATTTAGAATAGTTGGGATTTATTGCGAATATACGTTTGCAAAAACAATTAGTGTCACAACTAGACATTGACTTGACGACCCTTAGTCGAACCTCAGCCCTTCATACTAGTCAAGTTTAAATCATGATCATGTTAACACGGTCAACTTCTAAAGTATATCCGAAACATTCACATTTTAACTAGGACTAGTAAAATCACCTTGACCAAAGGTGATTCCTGCACCCGAAGCGCTCTGAGTAGTTGGATCGCCAGGTAGTGATGAAGTAATACTATTACCACCACTTGTAATTTGGGTTGCAGCGGTGCGTGGGGCAAAATTCATTGCTGATCCACCACCAAATGCAAGATAACCAGGGAGGCCAGATTGTTGTAAACTTTGTTGATACCTGGTTATTAAGCTATCATTATAAGCATATGATTGGGAGATATTTTGAGCTTGTGCATTTAATAAATTTGCTTTTCCATTATATTCATTTGCTTCAGCTTGATTTAATGCTTGTAACGATGGAGCCATGGTTTGAAATTCTTGGGCTCGCTGAGAAATTGAGTCTTCCTGTGCTTTAAAATTTAATGCACCAGTAACAACATTACCAATCATGTTGAGACCACCACTAACTGCTCCGAGCAGCATTGACGACTGTGTGGCCTCTGACATACTACCAGCAAAATTCTCAGCAGCTCGCAAACCTTCATTAGCAAAATCTGTAGCTGTAGGAAGTCTTCCATTAGGATATTCAGTTTCTAATTCAGTAATACCAACTCCACCAGGGGTTTGATCTAAATTTTGAATACCAACTCCTTCTCCATTCATGTCATTTACTACGGCTTGAGCAGCATTTCCAAATTCATTGGCAAATTCGGCATGGACTAAAGCTTGAGATTGTCCAGGCAATTGTGACATTAAGGGGACTACGGCTTGTCGTGCTTCTAAATCTTGTAATGTGGCGGTGGTTTGGTGACTATTCCAAGCATCTGGTAAAGTCTGAAGAGCACCTTGGTTTTGTAGTGCAGTTTGTAATGTACCAGAAACTTGTCCACGCATACCATTATCATACGGTATAAGACCTCTTTCAGAATTTACCATCATACCAGCTGTATTTCCGGCACCAGATGTTATTGGATTACCAGTAGTATAACGTCCTATTGGGTTATAAAAAGCGGGGCCACTAACGATATTTCCTCCAGATGTTATTGTTTGCCCACCCATAATACCTATTGTATTAGTTGGCTGGTTAACGTTAGCTCTAGCATCATAAAATCGTTGAAATGCATTGAATTGGCCCAAGGACATATTTGCAGTAAACATCCATGGTGGAAGATGCTCTGTAGTTTCTATCTGGTTCATGATTGACGCCTTCTTGAACTTTCTCCGATGATAAGGTCACGTTTCATTGCCATCATTGTCATTCCAGCAATAGTTGGGGGGTCATGATTTGGGAAAGGATCTCTTGATTGTACTATATCCATAACTCTAAATGATAGTGATTCCAGTCTCATTACAGTATAGTTCTTATCTGACTTCATTGAACAAAGACCATTTGAATATAATTTCATGTAACCAACAGGTGCATTTATTTCTGTATTATAAATTTGGTATAATATGGCTTTTCCTGGGGGTAAAACAGCTTCATATCGACCATCAAACCACATCGCTCTGACTTCATCTACTTGTGGTGCCCATTCATCCTTATCTGTTCCAAACCAAACTAGATTCTCATTATTATACACTTCTTTGGAAACAGCATCAAACATCATGAACCACTTACTTGTATCTAAAGCAGTCAAGCCATTCCAAGCTCCAGATTCAAATCTACAGTAGCTAGGACCAGCTTCACATGTTGTATTACACACGTAAACGTCTCCCACAACGTGTGCAAAAGTGGCATCAACTGCTTTATGGTCATTTATCGTGTACTTACCAGCATTTAGTTCACCATGTGGACTATATAGCGAGATGATATTCGCTTCTTTTGCTTGACCAGCACAAGTTCGGGGACCAAATACATTGGTATCAAGAAGTCTATATGTAGCTTTACCACCAGAATCCATAACATAAAGAGTATATTTGGTTGAAAATTGGGGTACAGAAGATAATTTTGTGACTGCAATGTTATGTAGAGCATATTTCTGTTCTGTTGAAAAAGGAGAAACAAAACCTGGAGAAAATGGATTCAAAGCTATACTAGTGGGTGCTAAAGGTTTTAATTGAGCAAACTCAAATGAATCAGATTCCATGTAAATGTTGATATCAATCTTATCAACTCCTGTTGAGGAGGTTACTAGCATATTATCAACTATCAACATAACATATCCTCCAATGTCATCCGGTTTCCAAACACCGTCAACAGGTTCTTCTCCAACATAATGATAAAAAAGTCTTCTCTGATCTATTGGGGTTAATGCTACAGGATCGGGGGTCTTTGCATCAATAGAAACAAAATCAAACATAGTGTAATTAACTGGAATAGACATATCATAGGGGTTCAAATTTGGTGGAATACGAACCATAGCAACTCTGCCAGCATGAAAATGAGTTGCAACAGGTTGCATTTCAATTCGAAAAGCACCTGCCCAAACATTATACAATCGTGAGATATAATCAGTCCAGGGATGTTGACTAGGGTGAATAGGAAAAACTGCAAGAACAGTACCAACAGGTTGAGTTTTGGTCCATTCTATTACTTTCACTTTAAGTTTATGTACTCTAAATTGCATATCATAATTATTAACCATACCAGCAGCCTGTGGTGCCATAGTTGGTGGCATACCAGCCGTCTCTTGTAAAAGAGGGGCAGCAGGCATAGGAGCGGGAGTAACCGCTGCAGCAACATCAGGTGCTTGATTGTTAATAACTTGAGCCATGGTGTTTTAAATTGTATGTTATCACTTACAAGGGTTAACATTTGTTAAGCCCTTCGGTTGGGATTAAGCACTAAGCTTAGACCCAGCATTGCAGCAGATAGTGTATCCTGTGATTGGAGATGAAGTTCTGAATTATATTCCAACAATTTAGATTGTAACCACACACGAACTTTCTCATAATCCTCTTCGGGATAACTTGCAAACTCCTGGATAATACATCTGCATTGATTTTCTAAGTTCTGAAGTTGAAAATCAGCATTAGTGTCATTGCATGCTAGATCACAAAAAGTACGTCTGGAAGCTGTAAACCAGTGTAGCATTTTAGAAATAGCTGGTAATTCTAACCTTGCCCGATAGACTTTAAATTTTGAATCCCATACAAATTTGCGCTGAAGAAAAGTACATTGGAGTAATGGTATTGAATTTTTGATAACAGTTCCTTTATCCGCTGGGGTGATTTCCATTCCAAATAGATTCTTAAATTGGTATTGTAACACTCTAAAATTTAACACTCCTTTTACACCATCTCCACATGTTAGCAATCCATCATCACCATAAGTGGGACAAACATTGGTTCTATGGAATTCATAATAGCTGTTGTTCTTATGATTTCCTCTCTTTGCATTTTCTAATATCCATATGACCACAATCATCATTTCATGCAAAATGGAATTGGATGTGGATGTATCAAAACCACCAGATGGTTGGCCAGAACCTTGGTAAATTTTGCCATTGGCCACAAACAGTGGGTGGTACATCCAACTATACAGAGTATTTCTTATCACATCATCTTGTTCTTTCCAGTGCGGATCACACTTTTTGTAAAGTGGACTATAATAATACTCTGAAACCAGATTTTTAAGGTCATGATGGAGATTACCATCCCAATGTTTATGATCCCATTCAATTACTTCAGTTGATATTCTTGCTAACTGCCAGTAAAAATCATTCCACTCATTCGAACTAGGGTCAATACCAATCTTAATACCAATTAGGTCTTTAATATCCATCAGGGTGGCTTGTGCTGCTAGAAAATAACGACGACATGCTATTGTATATTCTATTGGACTCATGGCTATAGATCTTGTTTGAGAACCATTGACATTATATATCTTCTTGGTCTTAAGAAGCTCATCCTTCAATAAACCAGCAAAACAGATATCTACATGTGAACCATTCTTTGCTTTATTAAGAAGAAAGGCAACACGATCAGCTAGTTTCTTATCCATTGAATAATGCTTTTGTCCTGTATTGGGGTCAACAGTTTCTATGAGTAAATCTTTCTTATTTTTATATCCATTAGCATTCCATGGCCAGCCACATGAACTTTCCATTTCCATAGCTCCAGCAGTTGTCCATTGTTGAGCACCATTCAGAGCTTCTTCAGCAGTAATCACTCTCAAGGTAAGATTTCGACCTTTCATCAAGTGACCATGCACATCAGCCATTTCCCTCAAAACTCGCTTACAAATGCTCAACACATCTGGAGAAATGTCTTTCTTTTGTTGTAACCACTTAGACACTGTTGACATGATTAGTGATTTCTCAGGAAATGGGTTACGTGAATCTTGTTGACTTAAAACAGCTGGTTCATGATATTTTGGTATTAATTTCTCATTAGATAATGGGGATGGACGTAATTTTGTTTTATATGGTTGATATGGGTTCTTTTTAACTATTGCCTTTACAATACCATACTCATCATTCATTTCACATCTTTCAATTGCTTCTTCAACTTCAGGAATGGCACACTGGATTGTATGTGGCCTATAAGCTTCTTTGCGCTCACCTATGATATCCAAATCTGATTGAAAGACTGGTACAACATATGTTGTTGTTGAAGTACCACCAACATGGATACCCATAATCTTCTGAGCTACCTGAGTGTTAAAACAAATTACTGGATTACCACAATCACCTACTATTGAACCAGTTGGAATATATGCAGCCATACCACTACCAAGACCTATGAATTTTGAATAAGTTCCAAAAGTACTATCAGTTATTGCAGCATATCTACTCTTTAAAGTAAGATAAGTATCAGTATATGAAAATCCACAGCGATGACCCTTGCGAACAAAAGTTGCAATCATACCTTCTGAAAATTGAAAATCTTGAGAACGTGGCAGATGGTTAGTAATATTTCTGAAATTTTGTATACCTAAAACTTTAAAGAATTTAATATCACGTTTTGAAATTGGCGTATCAATGAATTCGACACTGTAATCATTTTCCGTTCCAGTTCGAGATTGTATTCTAGCCTTAACACCTTTTATGCCATTTGGAAAACTATGGGAGATTGTTACTCCAATGTTCTCTTTCAACATTAGTCCAGCACATAATCTATTTCCAACACAATCGTATAGGGAAACGATATGGCCATTATCTTTGATATTAGTGACTAACGTTGAGGCACCAGGATCTATAGAGACTTCATGCACCGGTGTTTTCATTACACGCCATGATATTGTTATTCTCATTTTCTTTGAACCATCAAATGGAACAACCCAATGTTTATAGGGTTTGTGATTGTATTTCTTAGGTATAACTGCAACTTGAGTATGACTGAGATCTATGCAAAACTCATCTTCCTTACCATCAGAAAAATTTAGAGGTTGTTTATTACCAAATTCCATAATTGCAAGTGGTTCATCAGCAAGATCTAATTCATCATCAGCATGGGGTGGAATTGCTGATTTCTTCAAATCATACCAATTAATTACAGCACTATTGTATTTAATTCCAGTAGCATTAACGACTTTCTGAGTTAAATTTTCAAGCCAATCTGGCATTGGTTTTGGATCAAATGTACCACCAGTATATGAGTATGAAACTGGACCAAAATAATCACTTTTACGATTACCAAAAATGCGTGCATCTTTGGTAACATCCATTGGAATTTCTTCCTTCACATCAACATCAAAATATACAACGTCATCTTCAGAAATTGCAATTGGTGCATGTTGTTCAGGGGTTTCAGCTTCAAATTTATAACGCTGTACACCACGTCGCATACCTGTTTTTGATGCTCCAGAAGTATTCTCTTTCTTGGTTGGACTTTCAAGTTGCTGTACAACAGAAGTTGCAGCTATAGCTTCTAATGCTATATGTTTAAACCTTTCATGTTTTGACCCAGTTGTACCTTCAAATTGTGGTCTAATTGAAGCATACCAGCGCAAAGATTCAGCTAATTTGGCAGGTGTTATTGCCATATCATAAGCATAAACCTTACTGATTCTCTCCCTACCTTCAGTAAAAGCTGATGTTACCCAAGTCTGAATCCAAACATCTTGTGATGCGTCATAAACAAAATACCAAAATCCTCCATATTGATGGCGATCTTTATAACCAATTGGTATGGTGACCTTGGATTGTTTAGAAAACTCATCAAAAGCAACATTTTGCCACTGATCTGCAAAATCCTTAAGTTCTGCTTTATATTTCATGTTGATAAATTTAATTACAAGTGGATTACAAACTTTTTCAAATTGATTCCACACTGCATATAAGCTAAGTGCTGTTGGACAAATGAATTTCATTGCAGCAAGTCCGGTATGAAGAAACTTAATCATTTTTGACATAGGAATTAAATCTATAATCTGATCAACCAAAATTTCTGGCAATTCCTGAGACATTTCATTTATTTCTTTCAATTCCATAACAGTGGATAAAGTTTGATTTCTAATTCGTTGGATGGCTTGTTCTTTAGTCTCTTGTATATCTACATCTGAAGGCCATGGTTTCACTTCAAACTCAGACTTTTGATCTTCAATATATGCAATTATAAAATTGTCACAATCATTTGTCAAGACATAAGTGGTATCTGGTGTTTCAATTCGAAAATCTGAAATTGGATGACAAACTCTTCTGTTGTTAAGAGTAAGAAAAGCAGAATTATAATCAGCATCTGGATCTGGACCATCTGTAATTAAATAGTTCTTTAAAACAGACATAAATTGCGCACCAGCTGTGATTACATCTCCCTTCTTAACACAAATACATTTATTGAGTAACTTCCATAAACGTGCGGGATTGGTTTTGTTATCACGCAGCATTGTTATAAATTCCTGAGATGTTGCCTTCAATTGAACATGATACTTACAATCTACTTTTGGTACAGTAATTAATGCATTATATGATATTGTCTTTCTACGAAAAGGTTGCAATAGACTTGTAACAAGATTAGTTAGTTCTGATTGGGCATAGGTCTTTGAGCCAAATTGGTAGACCAATTTTGATATAACATCACCATTATCTACAGAACGAACTTCATCAGCAGTGTATTTTTGATACAAGCCAAACAAACCTTTTCTTGCAAAATCACAAAAGATGATGGAACAACGCGATCTGAATTTATCTATTTCCTCATTTGTTATTAATCCGTGAAATAGATTATAGATGTTAGAATTTAAAATTACTACTTGCACATGGTCCCAGCAAGTACCATCATACCAACCAGACAATTTACTACATAATTCAGACTTGAGAGAAACCATACCAAATTCATTAATACAAAATTCACTTGGTGGGTTTTCTATGAATTCTTGTGTTATATCAGTGCCTTCAAAGACTTGATAATTTACTTTTGAAGCAATATCTCTCATTACAGTTGTTTTACCTGTACCTGGCTCTCCAATGAACAAAATTGGTTTTCGTTCTAAGTATTCTCTTTTGACTATTGCATTAACAGCTACAGGAGCATGTTGTTCTGGTTTGCTTTCTTCATCCATTATTTTCAAAGCTCTTTTCCACATGCAACACTCTTCTATATGTTCACTAGCATTCTTGGATGTAAATTCACAAACCATTTTAGGGCACCACTTACATTTAAACAACGCAGTGTAACCACAATTGCACATTTCCAAAGGAGTACCATCAGGAGCATTCAAAACAGGTGGATTATCAAATCGATATTGTGCTTGTACTGACAAGGGACAACTTTCATGTTTACCTTGGTGTTGAATTAAGGTATTATTGGCCATGTATTCACATATACCAATACCACAAGTACTACAAGCAATAAAGATATCCAAACCACAAGCACACTTTGTTGGTGTAACATCTTGCAACACTCTAAGATTATCAGTCAAGTCTGAATTTGATGTACGTAAAGTTGAAGTGATTGTTTCTAATCGGACAGGATCTGGCTCTTGTTTTTTAATGACTTCAGCTGGTTTCATCACCAATTGGTCTGGAATTGGTTCCAATTTCAAATCCGCAATCATCTCTTTAACCATTGCATAATGAGCATTTATTTGTGTTTCAAAAGCCTTCTTCTTTGTTAGCATAGTTCTGTGCATTTCATCAGCTATTGTTTTAAGATTCCACTGTTCAGTTGGTTGTTCAGCAGTGATCATATCAACATATTCCGAAAGATTGCTATTAAAATAATCAAAATATGCAAATGACTCAAATCTATAATCATCCTTAATTTCTTTCAAGGTCAATTTATTATTCTTTGTTAACCTCACTAAGGCTTTTTGTTGTGAAGCTTGAATTTGCTTAGTCTTATTACGGGAATTACTAGTATAATTACGCCATGCATCACCTGGTCTTAGTGGATCGCGACGTATAAACTTTAGATGTGAAAAGTTAACAGGATCCCATAATTCATCAGCAGCTGTTACACTTTCTGGAACACCATCTGGATTCTCATTACGCAATCTCAAGATCTTAGCATTCAAGGCCTCATTAACCACTTCAAATTTTAGATGGAGTCTTCTATTAAGTGGATCTAACGAGTGGAGTTTATCATTTTCAAGAAAAGTCTCAAAATTAGAACAGCAAATGATATATTTACTAGTAAATGGTCTACCTTTATCTTCAATAGCTGCTTGTACAGTTGGTAAAGGATTTTGAGATACAGCTTGTAGGATAAATGAAGCATCCAAACCTTCTTTTGAATTACCCATTTCATCACATACGACAACTTCCTCTCCTTGGTAACCAGTCATATAATCATCATTTGCATTAAAACTCCAACGGGTTAAACTGTGACCTTCTAATTTTGAAAGTTCTTCAACCAGTTTATTAACAAAGAAAGATTTTCCTTGACCAGGTTGGCCATAAAGCCAAATAATAGTTGGTTCAACACGTATACCAACATTAGTACACAGATCTTGTTGTGCTTTTGCTAAAGTTTTACCTTTTAATTCAAGTTGACGCAACATCAAAGTCAAACCTGGTGAATTCTTTGCCTTCAATAAACGGTTGCCGATTCTTTCAATTTCTTGACGTTGTTTATAAATTGTTGCAAGTATTGAACCCTTTGAGTGTAACGAAGTTGGATCAAACATTATTGCCATGAGAAGTTTTTCAATTTCTTTTGATAAATTATTGATATCAGCCATTAATTTGACTTCTTCTTCATCTTGGAATAGTTCTTTCACTCCAAAGAAATGGCAAATTGGTAGATATATTGCATTAAACATACTCTTTAAAGGAGCAGTTAAATAGTGCCATGATCTTGCAAGCACACCAACTTCATTCCAGCGAGCACACAGCCATTTAACACATGGAACCATGAAAGCGACAATACCAACACCAAGTGTAGCTAATATCACTGTAACAATTGCAAATCCAGCAATTATATAATCTTTCCAAGAAGATGGTACATCCATAGAATCCACTGATGTTTTTGTTGATTCTATAACTTTCGCAAAATCATCATTGGTATTTGCAAGTTCAAGCTGTAACTTTTCAGATGCAGTTTTTATAGCAGCTTCATCAATAGTTGGTACATCACCAGCCATATGAACAGGTTGCATATTTGGTGTTACTTTGTCATCATTACCAGTAAAAAGTGACCTTATAAATGGGCCAATAACTCTGATAAAAGTATCTATAATATTATGTGGAATCTTTGACCAATCAAACCACAAACCCCCAGACAATTCAAACAATTGTGTAAAAGCCACAATTTTCGATTTATCATAAGGATTTCCAAGTATTTCAGTCAAAAGAACCAAGACATTAACAGGTTTAAATTTATTGATGAATTCAAG